ATAATCAATTAAAATCAATTACACCAAAAATGTTTAATAAAAATATTCAATTATATATACCATTAAGATTTTTCTTTACTAAAGATACAACTACAGTATTACCATTAACAGCACTATATAGAAGTGATATAAATATTAAAATAACTACTAATAAAAAAGAAAATATATTTATATGTAATAATTTAATATCAAATGTTGATTTTAATAGAGCTTGTTTATCAATAAATTATATACATTTAGATACTGATGAACAAAATTATTTTAAAAATAATAATCATAAATTATTAATTGAACAAGTCCAACATCAAGAAACAAATATTATTAATGGAGTTGTTAATAATATTGATCTACATTTTACATATTTGTCTAAATACATATTATGGAAGTTACCATATAAATATATATTAAATAGAGCTAAATTAATATTTAATAATAATGATTTATTTTATGAACAATATGGTGAATATTTTCATTTACTTCAACTTATGGAACATGGACTTGGTAATATTGATTCCTTAACTCGTATGGAAGAAAATACTGATACTAATGGCACTTATTATTTATATAGTTTTTGTTTATATCCAGCATTAAGACAACCTTCTGGTTTATGTAATATGTCTCGTATAGATGATAAATTTTTACAATTAGAAACATCGTATATTAGAGAATCAATGAATAATAATGTAAAAATACCTGTAGATGTATTTAGTGTAAATTATAATTTCTTATATATTGAACACGGTAAATGTAAGTTAGGGTTCTAAAAATATACTTTTTAGAAAAAAGTATAGTCAAAAACTATTGTATTTTTAATAAGATCTTAAGAATTTATTTTTTTGTCTAAACTTTTTATTAAAAAGTTTTTAATTTAATTCATTTTTTTTTTCTAATATTAAAATATAAAATGGGTGGAGGTTTAATGCAATTAGTCGCTATGGGTGCTCAGGATGTTTACCTTACAGGTAATCCTCAAATTACTTTCTTCAAAGTTGTCTACAGAAGACACACTAACTTCTCCAAGGAAGCTATTAAACAAGAATGGAATGGTTCTGGTGCCAGCAGAACTTGTACATTAGCTAGAAATGGTGATTTAGTTCAAGAAATTTATATTCTTGGTAATGGTATAAATGATTTAGATCAAACACACATTGCTTCTGTAGAAGTTGAAATTGGTGGCCAAAAAATTGATAAACATTATAGTGCTTGGATGGCTATTTATGATGAATTATTTGATGAAAATAAGGACTTAAAAGCTGCTATTCAAGGTTCTTTTATGCCATTAAGATTCTGGTTTAATAGAAATCCTGGTCTTGCTTTACCTTTAATTGCTTTACAATACCATGAAGTTAAAATATGCCTTGAATTAAATTCCAGTGCCGATAATGCATATTGGAATACGGGCTTATTAGTCAACTACTTATATTTAGATACTGATGAACGCAGAAGATTCGCTCAAGTATCACATGAATATTTAATTGAACAGGTTCAGCATACAGGTATTGAATCATTAGGTGCTCCTGGACAAAACGCAAACCTAACTAAAAGTTTAACATTAACATTTAATCACCCTGTTAAAGCTTTATTTTGGAATGGATTAACTGTTGGTGCTACTGGTGTTGCAAGTTATAAAGCTAAATTACAATTAAATGGTCATGATAGAGCTGCTGAACAAGGAAATATGTATTATACAGGTGTTCAACCATATGAATGTGGTTTAAGACATTATCATAGTAATCCTCTTACAGTATCAGATGCAGGTATGTATTCATTCTGTTTAAAACCTGCTGAACACCAACCTTCCGGTACCTGCAACTTCTCCAGAATTGATAATGCAAGATTAGTAGTAACCCTTACTGGTGGTTCTGGTACCCCAGTAACACAATCATTACATGTATTCGCTATGAATTACAATGTATTACGTATTATGAGTGGTATGGGTGGTCTTGCTTACTCTAACTAAAAACTTTTTAGGAAAAAGTTTAGACAAAAATAAAACTTTTTAGAAAAAAAACTTTTTAGAAAAAAGTTTAGTCAAAAATAAGACTTTTTAGAAAAAAGTTTAATATAATATTTTTTTTTTTATTTTAATCTTAAGTTATTAAATTTAATTTTTAATTTAATTAAATTTAATTCATTTTTTTTTTCTAATATAAAAATATAAAATGGGTGGAGGTTTAATGCAATTAGTCGCTATGGGTGCTCAAGATGTTTACCTTACAGGTAATCCTCAAATTACTTTCTTCAAAGTTGTCTACAGAAGACACACTAACTTCTCCAAGGAAGCTATTAAACAAGAATGGAATGGTTCTGGTGCAAGTAAAACTTGCACTTTAGCTAGAAATGGTGATCTAGTCCAAGAAATGTACCTTGTTGGTACAGGTCAAGTAAATCCTGCTACTGTTGAAATTGAAATTGGAGGACAAAAAATTGATAAACATTATTCGGCTTGGTTAGATATTTATGATGAGTTATTTGAAACTAATCACGGTTTAAAAAATGCTATTGATGGTTCTTTTATGCCATTAAGATTCTGGTTCAATAGAAATCCTGGTCTTGCTTTACCTTTAATCGCTTTACAATATCATGAAGTTAAGGTTGTTGCTGAATGGGGTGCAACTTCTGATGGTAGCACCGCTGCAGTAAATGCGGCGAAGTGTAGTAGTTTATTAGTCAATTACTTATATTTAGATACTGATGAGCGTAGAAGATTTGCTCAAGTATCTCATGAATATTTAATTGAACAAGTCCAACATACTGGAACGGAATCTCTTGGTACTCTCGCCACTGATGCGGACAGTTCGAAAAGTATTACTTTAACTTTCAATCATCCTGTTAAAGCATTATTCTGGAAAGCAGCTGGTACAGTATTAACTACTTACACAGCTAAATTACAATTAAACGGACATGATAGAGCTGCTGATCAGGGATATTTGTACTATACTGGTGTTCAACCATATGAATGTGGATTAAAAGGTAAAGGTTCTGAAAGCAATACTGCTATCGACTCAGCTAAAGCAGCTATGTATTCATTCTGTTTAAAACCTGCAGAACATCAGCCATCTGGAACTTGCAATTTCTCAAGAATTGATAATGCTCGTCTTGTATTATCAAAAATAAGAGGTACTGCAGCTGAATCATTAAATGTATTCGCTCTTAACTACAATGTATTACGTATTATGAGTGGTATGGGTGGTCTTGCTTACTCTAACTAGAAACTTTTTAGAAAAAAAACTTTTTAGAAAAAAGTTTAGACAAAAATAAAACTTTTTAGAAAAAAGTTTAGACAAAAATAAAGCTTTTTAGAAAAAAGTTTAGACAAAAATAAAGCTTTTTAGAAAAAAGTTTTAAAAGTTTAATTAAAAATAATTAAAATATTAATTAAATTATTAATATTTTTTTTTTTGAAATTTTTTTCTATATATATAATATAAAATGGGTGGAGGTTTAATGCAATTAGTCGCTATGGGTGCTCAAGATGTTTATCTTACAGGTAATCCTCAAATTACTTTCTTCAAAGTTGTCTACAGAAGACACACTAACTTTTCCAAAGAATGTATTGCTCAACAATTCAATGGAACAGCTGATTTTGGTTCATCTGTAACCTGCACATTAGCCAGAAACGGTGATCTAGTCCAAGAAATCTACTTAAAAGCTACATTAGCGTGTGACGTTGCTGCAATTAATAATGATTTTGTATTAAATGATGTAACACCATTAATTAAAACTGTAGAAGTTGAAATTGGAGGTCAAAAAATTGATAAACATTATTCTCAATGGTTAGATATTTATAATGAATTATTTGAAACTTCGCACGATTACAGAACTGTAATGAATACAGGTAGTGGAACAAATGTACAAAACGGTACACCTAAAAGTGTAACATGCTATATTCCTTTAAGATTTTGGTTTAACAGAAATCCCGGTCTTGCTTTACCTTTAATTGCTTTACAATATCACGAAGTTAAAATAAATGTTACATTAGGTGCCGTTAATGACTTATTTGGACACGTTCATTTGGACACTGCTGTTGCCACTTCTGGAGAAGCTTGTGCGGCTGCGGCTACTGGTACTACCGTTGGTGTTGTTTTATCATCTGCTGATTTATTAGTCAACTACTTATATTTAGATACTGACGAACGCAGAAGATTTGCTCAAGTATCCCATGAATACTTAATTGAGCAAGTTCAACATACTGGTGTAGAGTCCGAAAAAACTATTGATATGACATTTAATCACCCTGTTAAAGCATTATTCTGGACTGGTGCATCTTGGGATAGTGTTAAATTACAATTAAATGGTCATGATAGAGCTTCTGTCCAAGCTCATGATTATTATCATTTAGTCCAGCCATATGAATCAGGACTTGGTCATTCTGGTAAATCATTAACAACTGATACTCGTGCTTGGGAGACTGTTGCTTCGGGTGGTAATGTTGGTATGTATTCATTCTGTTTAAAACCTGCTGAACATCAGCCAAGTGGAACTTGTAATTTCTCACGCATTGATAATGCACGATTAGATGTTGGTACTGGTGGTGACTTATGGTTATTCGCTATGAACTACAATGTATTACGTATTATGAGTGGTATGGGTGGTCTTGCTTACTCTAACTAAAAACTTTTTAGAAAAAAGTTTAGACAAAAATAAACTTTTTAGAAAAAAGTTTAGACAAAAATAAAGCTTTTTAGGAAAATAACTTTTAAAAGTTTAATCAAAAATTAAATTATTAATAATAATGTTAATAATTTATTTTTTTTTTCTCTATAATTAATATAAAATGGGTGGTGGTTTAATGCAATTAGTCGCAATGGGTGCTCAAGATGTTTATCTTACAGGTAATCCTCAAATTACTTTTTTCAAAGTTGTCTACAGAAGACACACTAATTTCTCCAAAGAATGTATCGCTCAAACTTTCAGTGGTAGTGTTCCTACTACAGATGAAGGTTCCGTAACCTGTACATTAGCCAGAAATGGTGATTTAGTCCAAGAAATTTACTTAAAAACAAACTATACATTAGTTGGTGGCGGTGGTGGTGGTGGTGACAGTCAAACAACATCTTGGCCACAAGAAAGCAGTATAAATACTGCACAAGAGTTTGCACGATTAAAGAGATTATATAATAATGATGTAGAGGACTTAATCTCTCCCTTCGGCGGTTCTCCTGTAAAATCGACATTTTTCGAAAACCCCGAACGGAATGCTTATAGAAAAATAGGTATATCAGGAGATACTGTAACTTATACCCCCCAAGTCCCAACTGAAGCCAGTGAAGATTTTAAATCTTTAATAAAACTTGACATTAATAATGATGGATTTCTGAAAAATGCACTAATAAACACAGACGAGGTGGATCTTAAAGATCTTATTAAAAATCCTATATATGTAAGAATATCAAACACATATGAAAATACAGATCATACATCAACAGTACAAAATAGGTGGGGTGTGAATCTAAACGGCAGTACAGAAACTAGTTTTGTAACTCCATATGAAATATTTAAAATAGTACCATTTATGTATAAATATGATAATAATGATAATTACGGAAATGAAGACCCGACTAGTAATATAGTCAAATACAATTTTATATATTGGATTTTAGAAAAAGAATCGGGAGGTAGATACATTTATGAAAATCTTACTACGCTAACCAATAACCCCGGGGATGACAACTTTTTGCCAAATTTACCTTTATTTGTAGTAGGTGGTACAGGTAGCTCTTCAGGTAGTTCTACTCCTGCATTAAGTGGTGTTGATGCTACAACATTAATTAAAACAGTTGAAGTTGAAATTGGTGGTCAAAAAATTGACAAACATTATTGTCAATGGTTAGATATTTATAATGAATTATTTGAAACAAGTCATGATTATAGAGAAAGTTTATGTAATGCAAATAATTCAAGTACAGCTGATGGTGCTACTAATTACATTCCATTACGTTTCTGGTTTAATAGAAATCCAGGTCTTGCACTACCATTAATTGCTTTACAATATCATGAAGTTAAGATTAATATGACATTAAATCCAAAATTAATTGATGGAACTAATAGTGTCTCAATTACTGACGCTAAATTATTAGTCAATTATATATATTTAGATACTGACGAACGTAGAAGATTCGCTCAAGTCAGTCATGAATACTTAATTGAACAAGTTCAACATACTGGTGTTGAAAGTGAAAGTCCAATTACTATGAACTTTAATCATCCAGTTAAATCTTTATTCTGGACTGCTCCGGGTGCAACATTAGGTGCAGCTAAAATTCAATTAAATGGACATGATAGAGCAGCTTCACAACCACATGATTATTATCATTTAGTCCAACCTTATGAGAATGGTCTTGGACATAGTGGTAAGTCATTAAATACAACTACAAGAACTTGGGATTATGTAGTTAATACTACTACTACTAATAATGTTGGTATGTACTCATTCTGTTTAAAACCTGCTGAACACCAACCTTCTGGTACTTGTAACTTCTCACGCATTGATAACGCAAGATTAAATCTTGCTGGAGTATCAAATTCATATGGTGTATATTTATTCGCTATGAACTATAATGTATTAAGAATTATGAGTGGTATGGGTGGTCTTGCTTACTCTAACTAAAAACTTTTTTGAAAAAAGTTTAAAAAAAAATGTATTCCAAAATAAATAAAAAGTTTAATCAAAATGTTTTTTTTTCTAAAAAGTTTTATTTTTTTGTCTAAACTTTTTTTTAAAAAGTTTTTTTTCTAAAAAGTTTTATTTTTTTGACTACACTTTTTTCTAAAAAGTGTGTTTACCAGTATAATTCTCAACATTAATTGCATATAATTCATCTTTAATATATTGTTCTACATTTAAATCTTTAATAAAATTTTTAATTTGTCTCATAGTAACTATTTCATTATTACGTGTTAAGTTTTTACATAATTCATATGAATTTGTAATACCATATTTTTTTAATATTACTTGTATACCTTCAATAATAACTACACAATTATAATGTAAATCTTCATTAATTAAAACTGAATCTACATCTAATTTATTAAAACCACTTTTAAAATTTTCATAAGCAATTAACATATGACCAAAAATAGTTCCAATATTACGAGTAATTGTTGAATCAGTTAAATCACGTTGTAATCGTGATACTGGTAATTTTTCAGACATAAAATTTAATAAAGTATTTGCTAATAATAAATTACCTTCACTATTTTCAAAATTAATAGGATTTATTTTATGAGGCATAGTAGAAGAACCAACTTCATTTTTATCAAATTCTTGAACAATATAATTAATAGAAATATAATGCCATATATCTTTATTCATATCAATAAAAATAGTATTAATTCTTTTTAAATTATCAAATACAACTGATAAGTTTTCATAATTATCTATTTGTGTTGTATATTTATTTCTTTCTAATGAAAAATAACTTAAAAACTCTTCCATTAATATATCCCATTTAAGATCAGGATATGCCGCATAATGAGCATTTAAATTACCAGTAGCACCTCCTAATTTACCATAATATGTTATATTTTTTAATAAATCTAATTGTTTTTGAATTCTATAATGAAAAACTTTAATTTCTTTTCCTAATGTTGTTGGAACTGCAGGCTGTCCATGAGTACGACTAATCATAGTAATATTTTTCCATAATATAGATTTTTGTAATAAATTATCTAATATAGTTTCTAATAATGGAATTATTTTATCTTCAATACATTCTTTAATACTTAATGTAAGACAATTATTATTAATATCTTGTGAAGTTAAACCAAAATGTATAAAAGATTTATAACGTGATAATCCTAAAACATCAAATCGCTCTTGAATAAAATATTCTACAGCTTTAACATCATGTTTAATTTTTTTTTCAATATTTTTTATTTTAATACAATCATATATTTTAAATGTTTCATAAATAGTTCTAATAATATAACAATCAGTATTAGTTAAATCTTTTAAACTATATAAACCAATATCTTTTAAATGAAGAAAATATGCTATTTCAATAAGTACTCTATATCTAAATAATGCAAATTCAGAAAAATAATTATTTAAACATTTAGTATATTCATGATAACGTCCATCTATAGGTGATATACATAATAAATTATTTTCCATAATATTAAATTAATATTAATATATTTTTATATACTATAATGAAATTTATTCGAAGTAAAACAGAAGGTAATCAAATTATTATGTATTATGAAAATGATGAAGGTAAAATTACAAAAAAAAAATATCCATACAATCGTTTAATACCATTAACACATAAACGAAAATATAAGAAATACCCTTCAAATTCCGTATCAACTAATACTATTTATAATAAAATATATAATTGTAATTTTCAACATGAAATTTATTTTAATGATTTAGATTTTTAAGCACTAACAGAAGTGTCTACTTTAGGAAAATGATCCTTAAGGAATTTTTGAAGACTGAAATAATTTAGATCATCTCCCTTTTTAAGATTAAGAAGTTTAGTTAATGTTGAATCAGCTTTAATTTCTTTCTTGTTAGCAGGATTTTGTAGATTATGCTCCTTAATGTATTTATTAACTTCTTTAGTTACATCAGTACGAGCCATCTTACTACCAGATTCTTTTCCTAGAAACTTACAGAGTTCATCAGAAATTAAAGATGGTTTAGCAAATCCGGTTGGTTGCCTATTAGGATCAACTTTACGTGTTTTCTTAAATGTTTTTTTTTGATAAGATTTTAATACCTTTCTAAGTTCAGTCTTAGCAATTTTTGATTCTTTCTCAAACATTTCAAATTTACTAATAAGACTATTAATAGATTCTGCTGTAGGATCAACTTTATCGGCACCAGACATATCAGTAGTAGATTCAGTTACAGTTTCAGGTACTGATTCTGGAACAGATTCTGGAACAGATTCTGGAACAGATTC